ATTACAACTAGGAAAGGACACCTTTATCTCTTCATATAAGTAAAAATACTTATATGTCGTAACCTGCTGTCAGCATATCATAGTAGCTGATAAGTAAACATACTATAGAAAGCTCGTGTATTTCAAATGAGTAGAACAAGTCAAAATGACGGTACACTTAGAAATTTTAAGTAAACCCGTAACCTTAATGGTATGAAATACAACATCTGATACTCGTACAGATAAGAACCAAGAACGAGTTAATGAGCGTGATTTACGTCTCTTTATAGGAAAACATACTCTGATCGCCTTTATAGGATCGGAATTTAGGCTTCGGCCTTACGAGCACACACCTCTGAATGCCCGAGAACTTTTCGAAGTTACAAATTTGAGGAACCCCAATGACTGTATTGGCACATTCTGAGACGAATAGTGAACTTCCTACCTGGACGACCGTTTAACGGATTGGTAGGTTCTCCAAGCGGAGACTATTAGGATGTATAGGAGACATCGATTATTGATGAGTGACAAACAAATTCTTTTGAATTTTGATCACTAGAGTAATTTAGACCTATTTTGAATGAATGAAGATTTGCAGTTTCAAACTCCAAGTAATAGAGTAGCCCTTCTTTTAAATATATTAGTGAAGACGGGGGGCCTCCGTATCTTGGTTTAATGGTTTAGATCGTTCAAAGCTCAAGGCTTCAAAGCTTTACGGTCACAACATCTTCACAAGGCGCCGAGAAGGGTAATAACCTTCTCGTGTTCATAGCGTCGACTGAGCAATAAAGTTACGAACAGTCCAAATTTTTGCGTGAACTCACTTGCTATTCATAGCATGAAGACTCAATCAAAATCTAATGGGAATGTAGCCTATTTAATACCCAGGCCACAACCCATTCCCTCGATGGAAAAGATCGAGGAGGGCAACAAATTCAGCCTAGGAAAATGCACGCTGAATTTGCCCACTTGCCGCTGCTGTGCGGTGCAACCATTGTTCTCAACAAATAATGTACATGTATCTTATTTTACGGAACATTTTGATCAGGATGGTAAATTCATTTCCAGTAATTTTGGAAAACAAGGATTGCCTGTTCCAAGGATTCATGCAGTACGAGCATATGCCCAAGCCAAACAATTGGCCAAAGCAAAACAAAGTACTCCCGAATCCGGATCAACATCAGAATCACAATCGGAACAATTTGACGATTCTGACCAGGATACACCAGTATCCGCCGTAAGCGTGGACAAACGCTTACAACAGTACTACAACCCTCCCGAAGTGGATGATGATTCTGAACTGGATCTGACCAAACAATCCTCTGTGGGAGAACAAATAAATCAAGTCAAAAAAGAATTGAGCAAGAGTTATTCAAGCAAGACTGTAAGGAAAAGTTCGAAGATGATAACACAGTTAGCACTCCTAGCAGTCGGTTTGAATTCAGACACTAACCTCACTTCAGTTGTCACTAGATGCGTAGCCTTTTTGGATTCGTGTCTAGATGATGGGTTGATCATGGGAATGCATGATTTATTGACTGATTACGTTGGTAAGGTTTCTCTCCCTCCAGAATTGGAAGGAAAATCGTTACAGGAAATTTACGATTTGGAACACGCCAGCATGCCTGAATCATTCTCGGAAGAAACGATTAAATTGTGGGAAGTATTGAAAAAGAAAGTTTTCACACAACATTTATCTTACATTATCGGGACTGCATTCGCTTTCTTCACTTGCCAAATCAATGACGTGGAATTTTCGCACCCTTTGCATAAGGAGGTAATGAAACACGCAACAGCTGAGAAAATTAACGCTGTTGATCTCATTGATCATGTGGTGAAGTTCTTTAACTGGAGTTCAACTGTTGGTTTAGCTTGCATGGAACAACGCTCGCTGCAACCATTATTTATGAATTCCGGTTTATTATCATTATGCCATGAAAAGTACTACGAATTGAACAAATGGTATACTGATGTATCGAGAACTGGAGAAAGTATCGCTGAAGAGCGACAGGTCAAGCTTATTGAGATTGAGGAAGTTTACAACAATCTCCTTAAGTTGTCCAAATTGGATCGAGACAAATTTACCTCTCTTTCAGCTTCAACTTTGATTATGAAGGTTGATCTTTTGTACAATGATATCAAAACATTAGTATTGAAGGTCGATACGGTCAAAGTTCCCCGCGGAGTTCATATGTGGGGGAAGCCGAAAGTTGGTAAATCTTTCATCATGAAAAACGTGCATGAACAACATTGTTTGGCGCGTGGTGAGGAATATCGAGAAGAGGACAATGCACATGTTAATTTGTCGACGAAGTTTCAAGATGGATTGAACAATAGTACACAATGTATTACCATCAATGAATCAAGTCCCGTCAAAGAGATATATGCAAACCAGCTTGAGGAAGCTCTAAACCTCGCCCTCGCACTGGTGGATTCAGTTCCATATCATCCAAATCGTTCACGATTGGAAGATAAAGCCAGTGTCACACTACAACATATTAGTGTCGTATCTTCAGCTAATACGGAGGAACCTTTCTTAGCTGTTGCCAAAGAGCCCGGAGCTTGGTGTAGACGATATACATCAGTTCACATGCGAGTCAAACCAGAATTCGCGGATCCTCATGGCAGATTTGATTCCAAGAAGACGGATGGTAGTAAGAAATACCACTACTATGACGTGTACGAGATTGTCTATGACGAAATGGGCAACAAGAAACGCGTTTATTATCAGTTTGGAGGCAGAGATAGTCGAAATCTTGAAACTGATGAGTTCATGGAATTGATTCGAAAAATAGCAATTGATCATTACGACGAGCAAGACAAGTTGGAAAAGGAAAGAAAGACAGCCAAGAAGAAAGGCTGCTTGAAATGCCAACGTCTTGCTGAGTGGTGTGTATGTCAAGGAAAGAGAGATTATCTCAAGTTACACAAATACGCCGTCGTAGATGCTTCAGTTGTTAGTGGGCATGAACCAGATTTCTGGTGCAAAGCCTGCGACAGACTCGGACCATATGGCAAGAAATGTAATCATGGTCCTGAGGGGCAAGATTATTGTCACAGATGCGGGAAAGAACCTCCTGGAACTATTCCCCAAGACAATGATATTGAATCTCAAAGCGCAGTGCTCCCGCCAATCATGGAACGTGCTCCCGCATTCACGGATGCGGAGAAGCAGAAGTTACCTAGGCTTCCTCTCGATAAACAGCAAATAATTCGCGATGAACAAAAAGCGAAGGAAATGGCTGATCGTATCGAGAGAGCGAAAGGAGCATCACGGTTAGCCGATGATCTTGGCTGTGCTGTTGAAGATTTATTGCCACATGAAAATTTTGAGGATGCAGATGAAGAAATTGGTGTTTCAACCCCTGAGAGGGGTGTTGTAAACACCATAACTAGCACTGCATTTTCAATAGCCAGCGAGGCTGTATTACCGTATATAAATCCATTTTGTAAGTTTAAGTGGTTGTGGAGTATTGATTCTGCAACACATGGATATTTGCGGGAAGCAGTCATTGAAGAAGTTGGAAGAATACCAGAAGGAGTGATTACTACCTCCTTAAGTCTAGTACCTGGGAAATGGTTACGACGAAACGGTAAACCAACTCTTCTCGGCAAACTGAAGGAAAGATATATTCAGTTTGTTGCTGCTGAGCATCAAATTTTCTTGCCGACATCGACTTTGCTCAAGCGAAGTTTCACTTGGGCATGCGCTGTCTTCATCTTTTTATCTTTTTTGATATTTGGATGGGAACAGTTGGGAAATGTGAACCAGACTTACGGTCTCTTTCCAACTCATCAGCACATGTTCAGGCCCAGGGAATGGGAAATGGTGGTTTACAAAACTAGAACTGTTGACAGATTTGGACCAATTCCCTTTTTCCCTCAATGGAATGAAGCTGTTTTTAAAAATCGCGATCATCATGCTCGTTCAGGAATTTTTACGGAAGAGTATCTTGATTGGGATGAATACAATGTCAATTTGTATGATATCCAAAGATGGCTAGGAAGGCTTCATTACTATTGGTTTTATAAGGAGACTCAAGTCATTAAGGTGCTGGAGAAGACCATGCACACTTGGTGGTTGTTTCCATTGACTATAGCCCTCACATATTTTGTACTATTCTTTTTACATATGTGGGTGCGAAAGGCTTTGGGAACAGGTGCACGTATTAGAGAATTAAGACGTATGTGTACTGAGAACGCTGAATTGAGAGCTGCACTTATTGCTAAAAGTAGGCGTCACGTTTCTGAATTTTGCGACGTGCCAACGGCTTTGGGTTTTATGGGTGCCATTCTCATGGGCGTATCCTTATGGAACACCTTCCGGCAGAATAAGCCGGAGACAGGAATAGTGAGAGAAGGTTCTGAACAAAGACCATGGAATAGTTTCATGCTGTTTAATCGAACCACTCCCACCAGTTCTGTCGATCCCTCCCTCACTTTTGATGCAACAGAAACCATTGTATCAAAACATATGTGCAGAGTTTCAGCACAGGTTGGTAAAGAAACTGTGTATGTGTGTGGTATCTGGCTTAGAACAGGCCAGTTATTATTGCCCATGCATTTCTTTAAACCGGACACACTAGGTGAAGAGATTCAGGCTGTGACAGATGTATACATCGCCAGCAGTGGATATCACACCAAAGTTCGTGTTTACGCTGAACATGTACGTAAAATGGAGGGAAAAGATGCAGTGATCATTAAAGTTCCACGTGGACCGAAGATGAGAAGAGATTTAACTGATTTCTTACCAGTTAACACTGCAAACGACCACCATGCCGCGAAGCTTTTACACATGGATAAAGTTGGAAGCAACTTAGTTGTTACCGGCGAAAACGTGAATGTAAAGTATCGGGATAATATTGATAGCGGAGGCATCAATTGTGGTCGCGGGGTGTCATATGTATCTCCAAGAACCACTTTTGGTTCATGTGGGTCACCAATCATTCGCAAAGGAGTGATACTGGGATTCCACATTTCAGGAGATTTGACTTTTCTCGGTAAACAGGGTAACGCCCAGGAAATAACGCGCCAAGATTACGAGAAGTACTTGGAAATGCTTAAGGGCGATCCTGATTTTATCAACATGCCAGAGAGAGGAACCATGCCTGAGGACCGTTTGGGTTACCAAATGGTTCACAATTATGGTTTGCCCCACCCAGCCTCTTCAGGTTTCAAGAATTTGAACGAGTACAGTGGTATTGAAATTATTGGAAACAATTTGAATTTACCGCGTTACAAGTCAAGGGTCAGACGATCGATGATGAGCCCTTTCCTTGAGGAAGAGTACAACATGCGATGTCGATGGAAGAAACCCGATTTCAAGAAACCTTGGGAACCTCACAACAAAGCAATTGAGATTGTTGCTGAGGGTGCCGTAGAGGTACCACCGTCAGCCTTAAAATGGGCGGTGAAGGATTATTTGGATCCGATACTGGAAATTTTACCTGAGTATAAGAAGAAAAATTCTCACTTGTGCAAGGTATTATCGGATTATGAAATGATCAACGGCGTTAAGGGTTCCATGTATATGAAACCCGTGAACATGTCCACTTCGATAGGACCCATCAGTGGAGGGTCGGGATCTAAAGTTGATAGTGATCTTTTTGAGGAATTTGCGTCACTACCGACTGGTGAGAAGCAATTTGTGCTTACGTCTAAAGCCAAGAATCACTTTGATGAAATGGTTAAGACGTTCCGGTCCGGCAAAAAGTATGGAGTCTGGAGCAAGACATGTTTGAAAGATGAGGTTGTGTCTGAAGATTCGACGAAGGTAAGAATCTTCTACATTCAAGAATGTATTTTCGCATTAGCCGTGCGCAAATATTATTTGCCGATTGTAGAATTCATTTCAAGACACCCGCATCTCTGTGAATGTGCAGTAGGAATAAACTGCGCAGGTGACGAGTGGGAAGAAACCATGAAATACGTGCAAGAGCTATCTCCCGACAATCTTATGAATGATTGGGATTACAGTAAATATGACTTGAGAAGATCTTTGGATGTGATGATAGCATCCCTCAACATATTTAAGCGAATTGGCGTTGCCATGGGATATTCACCCCAGGACGAGGCAGACATGGACGCTATTGCTGATGAACTACGCAATCCAATCATTGATTGGAATGGCACAGTGATTAGTTGTTTCTTGTGGTCCTCGGGTAACACCGTCACAGTGTATGGAAATTCAATTGAGAATTCACTTCACAACCGAATTTCTTATTACACAAATGGCGAGAGAGTGTTTGGGCTTGAAAAACTCAAATCTCTCGGCCCATATCGTGATAATGAACGTATCATCACGTATGGGGACGATGGTATTGCTGGATCTCGGCCAGAGGTTCGAGCAATCACAAACTTTTCGAGTCGGAAAAATTACTTCGACAGTATCGGTATGAAAATTACTGATGCTGCTAAAAGTGAAAATCCGAAAGAGTTTGCTGACTTCAATGATATTGATTTCTTGAAGCGAAAGAGTGTATATCATGAAAAGTTAGAAGTCCGAGTTGGCGCACTTTCTATGGATTCCATTGAGAAAATGGCTCACATGGTTAGTGGAAAAGGCGAACTGGATGATTTAGCTTGTAATGCTATAACTACCATCTTACTCGAAACTTTTCTACATGGTGAAGATGTTTATGAGGATTGGCGAAAGAAATTGAAAGTCTTCGCGTATTCTCACGGCATCTACACATCGTACTTAGATAAACAGTATGATGACCTTGTAGAAGATTGGTATGATAAATACGAGGGTTTCACCCCCGACAGAGAAATGATCTGCGACTTACCCTAGTCGAATTTATCGCCCCGACCTGCCGGATGTCTATAAAAGCCGGAGGCAGAGCACACTGCCTTCCAAGGAGAAGCAAACACTTTGTGTGGCTGGTTTACCACTACATGTACTTTGACTGGATGTCCCTGATTACAGACTTTTCAAACATCCACAGGTAGGAGGCTGCACACAATTTTAATGTCATTTTTGCGGAACATGGTTTTAGTCGGCCGTGTTACCAAGCATAGTAGACTAACCAACAATTTTGATAATCATAAAATTTTTCAATCTGACATGGACGCGAACCCCTATATTAATCGCGAAACCATGCAGTTTCGGGACAACGTCCCGGGACACATTGACAGTCGCGGCGCTTCATTTGATCAAACGAGAGATGATGGAATGCTGCAAGACGCAACACTCGGAGCCTGGTTTTCCAGGCCCGTCAAGATCGCAGAGTATCAATGGGCGACTAGCTCACCCATTTTTGAACGATTTAACCCGTGGAAACTCTTCTGGGAAAATCCAAGAAATTTGGAAAAGATCAGAAATTTCCATTTACTTCGATCAACTCTGCATCTCAAGATCCTTATCAATGGTAATGCCTTTTATTATGGAAGAGCAATCGCAGCATATGAACCACTTGCTCCGATTGATGATACAAGCCCAGATAGAGAATGGTCCCCTTCAGATCGTATACGCGGATCTCAACGTATGCATGTATATCTTAATCCGACCACCTCACAAGGAGGCTCTCTTGAATTGCCATTTTTCTGGCCCAAGAACAATTGGGTCGTTGCTCAGGGAGACTGGAATAATATGGGAGAAGTCGTTATTGCGTCATTTAATAATCTCCAACATGCCAACGGAGGTGTTGATCCAATCAACATCTCGGTCATGGCATGGGCAGAGAACGTTAAGTTCGCCATTCCGACTCGCTCCACGTATCAACCAACAGTCTCCATGCCTGAATCAGGTAAAGCGAGCAAAGGATCAGACGAGCACGAACAAAATGTTATATCTAGACCCGCTACGAATGTGGCTCGAATTGCAGGTACGTTATCTGACGTGCCTGTTATCGGACCATATGCAAAAGCGACGCAAATTGGGGCCAATGCTATCGCCGAGACAGCCAAAATATTTGGTTTATCGGCGCCAAATGAACTCAATTATGCGATCTTTGAACCACGTGCTAAACATTCTATCGCAGTTACGGATACCAAACAATCAGCTAATAAGGTGACGGTTGACAGTAAACAAGAACTAACTATCGACCCCCGTACAACTGGTATCAGACCGGATGATGAACTTCCAATTGCTTCTATAGCTGGAAGGGAATCCTATCTGACGCAGTTTGTATGGACCTTAGATGATGAGTCAGGTTTCTTACTGTGGAATTCCCGTGTGGATCCTGGTTTAAAAGGTAGAGATGGTAGCGAATGGCACTTCCCAGCATGTGCCGTCGCTGCTTTACCTTTCCAGTACTGGCGTGGCACCTTGAGATTTCGATTTCAGGTAGTCGCTAGTGAATATCACAAGGGACGTCTTCGTATCGCTTATGATCCCCGTATAGGAGGATTATCGAGCGAGTATAATACACATTATACAACCATTCATGATATTGCAGAATCGAAAGATTTTACAGTTGATATTGGATGGGGCCAAGATGTGCCATACAGAGAGTCTCTCGGATGGTATTCTGGCAATGAGTATGGGTTAGTACCATTAACGACCAATATTCGCCAGGGAAACGGTGTTTTATCAGTACACGTACTGAATAAACTTTCCGTTCCATCCGCTTCACGCTCATCTGTACAAATAAATGTGTTTATATCCGCTTTAGACGATTTCGAAGTAGCTGCTCCTGATGATAAAATTTCTTATTTGAAATTTAGGCCTTCAGTGCCAGTACCTGAACCCGATGCTCAAGGAGGATATTCAAACTTTATGAATAAACTCAGGCAGAAAGGGATGAGTGTACCAGAATCAGGAACTGTTCCAGAGGATGTGGACGCAGCCGACGTACCGGTAGTTGATCCTCCACCTATTGACACTATGGCGGACTCCAATTTGGATGTCCCGAATACGACCAAAGTGTTCATGGGTGAGGTTATAGGATCGTTTCGAACTATGTTGCGACGCGCTTATCGTTCCGAGATTCGTCTCGTAGCTGAAGCAGATTCGACAGCAGCATATAAGATATCAAGATCGTCGTTTCCTACCTATGGAGGATTCGTAACCCATGAAACCATACCCAATGGTTCCATGGTCACGAGTTTTGCAGATGGAAGGTTTTACAACGCATCTTTAACTACCATGCTTAATTATTTAGGCAGGTCGTTTCTAGGCTGGCGTGGTTCAACTAGATGGACAATAGATACCAGCACCGTTAATTTATCATCATATGATGGCAATGGGGATTCGGATTTGTGGAACAGTATCACGTATACGTTAGCCAGACGAAATTCATATTTCAATGGTCAAGCGTTTGTTGATACATCAGGTCCACTTGTTTCTAATATCCCACAGCTATTTAACGGCATTGATAGAGGAATGGATTGTAATGGAGCTTACCTAGGTAACACTGCGGTAAATCCTATACAAACCATAGAGGTTCCTTATCTGCAAAACGATAGATTTAAGTACACATTTTTGGATGATAAATACGAGGATGAAGTTGAGGGTCCCGGATGGGAGTGCTCTCTTATGATTCCTCGTAGTTTGACAGCTAAAGATACTAGTTACTTGAAATTCTACGTTTCTGCTGGTGAGGACTTCAATTTCTTCTTTTTCAATGGCATGCCTCCTGTGTATTTCGAACAAGCATATGCACAGGATCAAGCAGGTTAGTAAGTTTTGAAGTGTCCTTTCAGATTGAATCAAAACCTATGGGAAAAGGCCCTCCCAATAGGTCATAAATACGGCAAAACCCGGTTAATTTCGCCGCTCCTTAGATGGAGGGTTCGACTTTAAACATAAATGTATTCGTTACCGCGTGCGTGGAAAACTTTTCGAGACACCACCCGTAGGCACGGTACATCACTATAGTTTATTGATCGTTGAGATAAAGCTCACAGCCATGAGTACCGATAAATTTCAGCGCCTGTATGCATTCAGGTAGAACGGAAATGCATAAGACATCCCAGGGGAGCCATGGGATACGGCGAATGTGCCTAATCATTCGTCGTCCGACACTCGCTAAAGTGAGAAGCACTATATTTTTACTTTCCGACGTGTCGGGGAGGTTTTTTCTAGTGCTCTTACTTTACACAGCGACTGCCGGGGAATATAGTGCTATTCACACATCAGGGACATGGAATCATTGTCTCAGGGACTGATGTGCGTCTACCCGGCTTCTTG